TAGGAGACAAGTAATGCAACCAAAGAATGTACCATGCCATATCCGTATCAAGGTAGAGCCAACGCAGCAGCAGAATGGTAGAGCCTGTCGGTTACACGGTAAAGACTTCAAGAGTATTGCTGATGCAGCGAGACACTGGACTGTGAACTACTCATGGGCAGCAGAACAAGTTAGTAAAGGGTGGAACAAAGAAGGTTTTCCTCAAAAGTATAGGAAGAGTTATGTCTAAGACAGCAATAATAGATGAACGTGTACCACTAGGTAAAGTCTACGTTGACTTGACAGTAGATGAAGTGTTAGAGGCGTGTAAGAGATACGCATCCGACAAAGCTTTTGATGAAGAGTTAGATAGGATATATAACAAAGATACAAGTTTTGATTGAGAGAGGAGACACACATGATGGAACTAGCACTGATCCACACTATGTTGGACAAAGAGTTCTACGATAATCACAAGGGTATACGTTGCCCTGATAAGATATTCAGTAAAGATGCACGTAAGATCAAGCACACTCTAGACTACGCTATGACTACCTACGACAAGAGCCTTACGCCTACTGAGTTAGAGGCTTTGTTTGAGGCCAACAACAGGAGTATGACTACAGCTAACAAGCAAGTGTACCGTGAGTTGTTTACAAAGATAGCACGAGAGAAGCCTCTCAGTAATGAGATAGCTACGGATGTACTGTCTAAGTTATTCCAACAGGTAGTAGGTGAAGAGATTGCTAACCTTGGTTTTGATTACGTCAATGGAACACAGGAAAGCTTAGAACCCTTACGTAATCTATTGACTAACTATCAAGATGACTTCATGCCTAACCTTAAGGTGGAGTGGGATGACACAAGCATTGATACACTACTAAAAGCCAACGACATACAGTCACAATGGAAGTGGAACATACCTACTCTTAGACGTAAGACAGAGGGCATCAGCGCAGGACACCTGGTTGTTGTAGGTGCTAGACCTAACACAGGTAAGACAAGCTTTCACGCTAGTACAATAGCTGCACCTGATGGGTTTGCTTCACAGGGTGCTAAGTGTATGGTGCTATGCAATGAAGAAAGTTATGAACGTGTAGGTGCAAGATACCTTAGTGCCGCTACAAGTATGAGCATGGATGAAGTCAAGACTAACATGGCGGTGGCTGCGTTACGTTATGATCCAGTAGAGAAGAACGTATTCATCAAGGATAGCACAGGTAAAGACATGGCATGGGTTGAGGCTATCATCAAAGCATACGAGCCTGACATTGTAGTGCTTGACATGGGTGACAAGTTTGCATCGAAGACAAGTGATAAGTCAGACATCTATCTTAAGGAAGCAGCCATACATGCACGTAACATAGCCAAGCAACACAACTGTGCAATCATATGGATGTCGCAGTTAAGCGCAGCAGCAGAGGGTTTGGTACATCCTGATCAGTCAATGCTTGAAGGTAGTAAGACAGGCAAGGCAGCAGAGGCAGACCTAATGATACTCATATCAAAGAACAAGGTAGTTGAAGGCCAGGACGAAGATGAAAGTAGCCAACGACATCTTTGTATAGCTAAGAACAAACTCAAGGGTGGATGGCATGGAACTGTACACTGTGAGCTTGACGGTGATAGGAGCCAGTACTTAGCATGAGACTTGTACTTGATGTAGAAAACACAATCACTAAACGAGATAAGAAGAACATCCTTGATCCGTTTGAACCTGGGCTTGAACTTGTGCAGGTAGGTATGCAGAATGTAGACAACACTGACGAGACATACCTGTTCACTCTGAATCATAAGCAAGATCAAGACGTTGGTGGCTCAAGGGCTATGAACATTCAGCTTATACTGGATAACACAACGCTCTTGATTATGCACAATGCACAGCATGACTTGATGTGGCTATGGGAATCTGGTTTCAAGTATGACGGTGACATCTACGACACGATGTTAGCTGAGTATCTGTTACAACGTGGGCAGAAAGAACCTATAAGCTTAGAAGCTTGTGCTGAACGTAGGAATCTAAACTATCAGAAGCAAGACACTCTCAAAGAGTATTACAAGAAAGGATACAACACCAATGAGATACCTTTACAAGAGCTTCTTTTTTATCTTAGGAGTGACCTCGACATTACTCGTGAGTTGTACCTTGCCTTGGAACAAGACTACTCCCAGCCAGAATCAGAGTCCTTACATAAAGTTAGAAAAGTTACCTTCAACACATGCAAAGCCCTCACCCGAATGTATATGTCAGGAATCTGTGTGGACAGGAATACCCTTCAAGAAGTCCGACTAGAATTTGAACAAGAGAAAGCTGAGATAGAGGATAGACTACAACGTAAGACTCGTGATCTTATGGGTGACACACCTATTAATCTCAATAGCCCAGAGCAAGCATCTCAAGTTATATTCAGTAGACGTGTGCACAACAAGAAAGAATGGGCTGACTTGTTTGAATACACTAATACAAAGGAAGAGTTTGAAAGTGCTATAAAGGTAAACAGTTCTGTCATTAGAAAGACTAAAGCATCTACTTGTCCTGAGTGTAATGGGCGTGGCTTAGTACACAAGTTACGTAAGGATGGTACACTTTACAAGATACCAAACAAATGTAAGGACTGTGACGGTAGAGGTTATCAGCTAAAAGAAATTAACGTAGCAGCAGGGTTACAATTCAACCCACCAAGCAAGAAATGGATAAGTGCAAATGGTTTCAGTACTAGTAAGGGCAACCTTGAAAATCTTATGGCTACCGCTACAAGTAAGCGCATGGACTCTGCTCTTGCTTTTCTTACTGACCTTAAGCGTCTGTCTGCTATTAGCAGTTACCTTAGTAGTTTCGTGGATGGTATCGACATATTCACCAAGCCCAACGGATTCCTACACGTTAACCTTACCCAGCATATCACCAGTACAGGTAGATTTTCTGGACGCAATCCCAACATGCAAAACATGCCAAGAGGAGGTACATTCCCAGTGAAGCGTGTGTTCATATCACGATGGGATGGTGGACAGATAATGGAATGTGACTTTGCTCAGTTGGAATTTCGAGTTGCTGCATTCCTCTCACAGGACAGCACAGCTATGGAGGAGATCGAAACAGGATTTGATGTGCACTCCTACACTGCAAAGGTTATCAGTGATGCAGGACAGCCTACAGCTAGACAGGCAGCAAAGGAACATACCTTCGCCCCACTCTTCGGAGCCAGCAGTTATGGTAGACCCAAGGCGATAGCTGCATACTACAATCATTTTACGGAGAAGTACCAAGGCATAGCTAAGTGGCACAAGAAGTTAGGCAAGGAAGCAGTAAGGCTTTTTAAAATAACCAACGTAAGTGGTAGACAGTATGCGTTTCCTGATGTTGAGAAGAGAGCGAATGGTAGTGTGTCACACTTCACTATGATTAAGAACTACCCTGTCCAAGGGTTTGCTACAGGTGACATCGTACCTGTTGTACTACTAGAGTTTGAGCGATTGCTTGAGCCTCTACAATCATGCTTAGTCAATACTGTACACGATTCTATGGTGATAGATGTACATCCTGACGAAGTAAAAAAAGTCTTATCTATTGTTGAGACTATTAATGCTAATCTAAACTGTATCATAAAAGACGCATACGATATAGAAATGAATGTGCCTTTATTATTAGAAGCTAAAATAGGAAAGAATTGGCTTGACACAGTTGACGTTTAGAGTATAACTAACCATCTTTAACTTTAAAAGAAAGTAAGTAAAACAATGAATACAGAACTAGCTATACAGAACGATTTAGGTATGTCTCTTGCAGAGGCAGTAGGTGTAACTCCTCAAAGTGGTGGTGAAAGAAAGACTGCTGCTTTACCTAGAGTAAACCTCATGCACACTGGTATCATGGGTAGTATTGATGTTAACGGAAAGTCTATTAAGACTGAGGTTGTACCATCAGGATCATTTAAGATTACCAGAGGTGAAGACGATGTTGTTTATGCAACTAGTCCTACCATACGCATCTTTGCAATCAGGCAACAATACTCCAAGTGGGATGCCAAAGAAGAGGTAATGAATAAGACAGTAATGTCTAACGATCTCAAGGGTGACTTGAAAGATAACTTAGGTACATTTAATCTTGGTAGACCATCAGGTTATATCGAAGATTGGGATAGCGTACCTGAGAAGACAAAGGATCTAATACGCAGTATCAAGCGTAAGAAGATTCTCTTTGGTCAACTAACTGCTGCAGGTGTTACTGATGAAGCAGGTAATGTAGTAGATGAAATTACTGATATGCCTTTCTACTTTGAAGTACCTACCTCAAGTATACAG